TGCAAATGCTTTCAGTAATGATTACTCTATTCTTGATACTGTTGCTCCTCTTGGTTTTTATGATTATCAACCCCAAACTGGTGGATGGAATCTTATCTTTGAACCAAACTCAACTCAGTTTAATAACTATCTAATTTCCACCCTATCAGTATCAATTCTTAATAACAATAGTAATGTTGACTCAAGAGATTATGGATCTGTTGTAAGACTATCAGGTGGACACACTACCATTAACTCTGGTTCATCAGGAACACTTGTTTCTGTGGCTGATACTTATAGAGCCATGAAATACTTGGTTCAATTAAATGATTCATCTGATAATTATTTTGTTCAAGAGATCAATGCGGTTCATGATGGTACTGATGTTTACTATGTTGAGTATGGCGATCTGGATACATCTTCACTAACATCTGTTGGAGCTGCTGGTACATTTGGTTTTAATATTGGAGGTGGTAATGTTGACCTTATATTCTACTCTGGATATGGTTCTGAACTTACATCTAATGTTTCTGTTACATCAATTGCCTCAACCGCAACTGGTGTAAGTTCAGAGAGACTTTCAACAGCTAGAATACTTTCAGATTATACATCTATTCCATCCTCAGGATCACCTGTAGCAAATGTTGTTAATACTTTTACCACTCCCTTTGAAGCAGGTTATTACATTATTTCAGTGGAGGATACTACAAACAATGAATACCAAATAAGCGAACTATCTGTGCTGGCATCAAACACAGGAGAAAGTTTCACTGTTTTTGGTGAAGTTACCACAAATGGATCTCTTGGTACAATTGGATTTACATCAACTGGTGATAATAAGAACATTACCTGGACACCAAATCCATCTACCAATCAGGAAGTTAGGTTGTGGGGTATTCAAATGGAGCCCTTTGAAATCAATACAAGAGATAGTGTCATTCCTATGGAGAATGTAACTATCAGATCAGGAGAAGGTTCTTATGTTGGTGCTGCACTTGATCTGGTCCAATCTTTTGAATTAACTCATAAAGAAGATCCTATTTTCAAGAGAACTTTTAGTGGAAATAATTCAGAAATTGTTGATGTTGTTAATAACTCAATATCTATTCCTCGTCACTTCTTTGTTACTGGAGAGCAAGTTACATATGTTTCTCCTGGTATTGGTAACACAGCAGCAATTACAATTGAATCAACAAATGTTCCTGGAATTGGTTTAACTACTAAACTTCCTCCTACACTATTTGTAGTTAAAGTTGATGATGGAAATATCAAGTTTTCTACAACTGCACAAAATGCTTTAGCAAATGAACCAATTGTTTTGGATATTAGTGGTGTGGGTATTGGTCTTTCTCACTCAATCACAACTCAAAACCAGAACGCAAGATGCTTGATGGCAATTGATAATGTAATTCAATCTCCAGTTACAGGAACAGCGATTACTTATACAACAACTCAATCAATAAACCTTGAACAAAGATTTGGAATTTCTGGTATTACCTCAATTCAATCATCTGATCTGGTAAAAATTAATGATGAAATAATGAAGATTACCAACATTGGTGTTGGTGGTACAAACAATATAAGCGTTCAAAGAGGAGTTCTAGGTACACTGGTAGGTGTTCATCCTTTAGGTAGTCTTGTTACTAAAGTAAGTGGTTCTTATAATATTATTGATAATACAGTTAATTTCATTGAAGCTCCTAAAGGACTCACACCCCTCTCTACAACAACTGGCGATCCAGATGACAGAGATTATACAGGTATATCAACTCACTCTACTTTTCAAGGTAGAGTATTCCTGAGATCTGGTGTTTCTGGTGGTTCAAGTGAAACTTATTCAAACAACTATGTTTTTGATAATATCTCTGATCAATTCACAGGCATCACAAGTCAATTCAATATCACCAAAGATAAACAAAATATAACTGGATTCTCATCTGATAATGCTTTCATATTTATTAATGATGTATTCCAGAAACCTCAAGGAACAAATGTATCTGATCCATTTGTTTATGATTTAACTGAACAGAGTGGTATCACTTCTATTCGTTTCCTTGGGGAACCATCAAGATATGGATATGATCCCAACAGAGGAGATTATCCACTGGGAGGTATGCTATTATCAATTGGCTCTACTGGTGGTTTTGGTTATCAACCTCTTGTTGCCGCTGGTGGAACAGCTATTGTATCTGGTGCAGGAACAATTACATCAATTGCTATTGGTAATAGTGGTAGTGGTTATAGAGTTGGAATACAAACTGTTGTTAATGTTGGTGTACAAACATATAGTAACAATATTCCAAACATAACAATTGTTGGTGTTGCTTCTATATCAAATGGCAATATTGTAAGTGTTGCAGTTACCAATGGTGGTTCAGGTTTCTCTCAGACAAATACACCTGATGTTATTATTGATCCTCCTTTCTCTTACTATAATGTTCCACTAGTTTATAGCTCTGAATCACCTGTTGGTAGTGGACAAAGTGCAACTGTAGATATCAAGGTTGGCCAAGGATCTAGTGTAATCGAATTAAAGATTAGAAATAAAGGTTTTGGTTATGGTGATGGTGAGATCTTAACAGTTGATATTGGCGGCACAGCTGGTATTCCAACTGATACATCTAAAACTTTTAGTGAATTTCAAATCACAATATCTAAGACATTTAATGATGTAATGAGTGGTTGGAATGTTGGTGAACTTGAAGTTCTTGATGATCTATCTTCAAAGTTTGATGATATTAATAAGGCATTCAAGATCACACTAGAAGGAGCTCCAATTTCAATTCAAGCAGAGAGAGGTTCTAATGTTGAGGTTGATAAAACACTGCTCATATTCCTCAATGATATCTTACAACAACCAGAAGTTGCCTATAAGTTTACTGGTGGTTCACAAATTGAGTTTGCAGAAGCTCCAAGAAGAGGAGATACTTGTAGTATCCTTTTCTATAAGGGAAGTGGAGAAATTGATGTTGTATTCACTGATGTTCTTGAAACTGTTAAAACTGGTGATAAGCTCACATTAAATGATAACCCAACTGGTATTGATTTCAGATATCAACAGAACGAAAGAACTGTTGTTGGTATCAATACGATTGATTCTGTTGAAACTAATGTTTACTCTGGTCCTGGTGTAACAACTTCCACAACTTTGAATAGACCAGTTACTTGGTGTAAGCAGTTAGTTGATAAGGTAATCAATAATAATAAAATTTCAAAGGATAGAGTTGAACTTGAACCAGAAATTCAACCTTCAGCTTATTTGATTAATAGTATTGGATCAACATCTACAACTCTTTATGTTAACAATGTAAGACCTTTGTTTAATCAACAGAATGAATCAAATGATAGATCTTTCCAAGATAAGATACAAATTATCTCACAAGATGAAAAGAGAGATGCAAAAGCAACAGCTACTGTAAATGATCTTGGTGAAATTTCATCTATTAATCTAACTGATTCTGGTGCTGGGTATCAGCATCCAGCTGAAATATCAATCAGTAGACCTGGTTTTGGAAATACAGCAACTGCCACAGTTAGTGTTATTAATGGTGAAATCAGTAATGTAATTACTATTACTGATGGTGGTTCTGGATACACAACCACTACCTCACCAATTGTAATTATTTCTCCTCCACAGGTTGAGAGAGATGTAATGAATGTTAGTTCTTATAGTGGAGATTATGGTATAGTTGTTGGTTTTGGTACCACAACTTCAAGTGGTGTTGGTTCTGAAACTCAATTGATTCTTGATTTCTTCATTCCACCCAACTCTTATTTGAGAGATAATAATTATGTTTCTACTGGAATTACAGTTTCTCAGATAAATGAGAATGATTATTTCACAGTATTCAACTCCAATGTTGGTTTTGGTAGTGGAACAGTTGTTGGATTAAAAACTGATGGAACAACAAGAATTGGAATGACAACTGAGAATATTGATCAGGTGTATCAAGTTGTTTCAGCTTACAATCTTGAGAAAGAGGTAACTGGTATTGGTGTTACTACAGTAAGAAGAATTTTCACTAATGTTGGTGGTTTTTCAACAATTACTCTTGGTAATAATAATATCACTTTTGATTCCACTATCTTTACATTTGATTCTCAAGTATTCAGAATTTACCAGGGAGGTATTGGTACAGCATACAACTTTGGTAAATTTAGTTGGGGTAAAATTGATATTTCTGATAGAACCACATCAGATGATAATGAATTTAACTTCTATGGTGAGAATGGTTATAGTGGTATCAACACTTCAGCAGTAATTCAAAGATTTAACCCACTCAAATACAATAACTATACCTCCTAAATAACTATAACGCAGAATCTTTAACCTAAAAATGTCGAGACTTGGGATAAACACGGGTTCTACACCCAATGATGGTACTGGAGATACTCTCCTAGCTGGTGCAGTAAAGATTAATAGCAACTTTCAGGAAGTTTACAACGTTCTCGGTGATGGAACCAACGCTTACGTTGGTATTGTAACTCAGATGGTTGCTGGTTCTAACATTAGTATCTCCACATCATTTGGATCTATAACTGTTGCAGTTACTGGTCTTTCAACATCAAATATTAGAGCAGATTCATTAGTTGTTAGTGGAGTATCAACACTTGGTGTTGTAACTGGTGCAACCTACTATGGCGATGGATCAAATCTCACTGGTATTGCTGTTACTGCAAACGTGAGTACAAACACTTTAGTTGTTACTGGTGTATCAACCCTGGGTATCGTAACTGGTGCAACCTACTATGGCGATGGATCAAATCTTACTGGTGTTTCAACAGCTAACATTAGAACAGATTCATTAGTTGTTAGTGGAGTATCAACACTTGGTGTTGTAACTGGCGCAACCTACTATGGCGATGGATCGAATCTTACAGGTGTTTCAACAGCTAACATTAGAACAGATTCATTAGTTGTTACTGGAGTATCAACCCTGGGTATCGTTACTGGTGCAACCTACTATGGTGATGGGTCAAATCTCACTGGAGTTGTAACTACTCTAACTGGAGCTGATGGTTCTGCTCTCACTGGAGTTGTAACTACTCTAACTGGAGCTGATGGTTCTGGTCTTACTGGAATCACTACCCTTATCTCTGCGGGTGATAACATCACAGTAACTACTAACGCTGGTATTACCACAATCACATCTACTGCTATTGCATCAACTGCTGATGTAAGAGCAAATACATTGGTTGTTACTGGTGTATCAACTCTGGGTGTAGTAACTGGTGCTACATATTACGGTGATGCGTCTTATACAGTTTCAGGTAGATGGACTCTTGGAGCAGATGGAACCAATAATTACACTTTCACTGGAGTTGGATTTACAGTAACCACAAATGATCCAGTTCTTTATCTCGCAAGAGGTAGAGTTTATGAATTTAATAATAACAGTGGTGGGGGACACCCATTCCAAATCAGAGTATCAAACGGTGGAGCAGCTTACAATACTGGTGTAACAAATAATGGAGCTGCGAGTGGGGTTATTAAGTTTGAAATCCCATTTGATGCCCCTGAAACACTTTATTATCAGTGTACTAATCACGCAGGTATGGGTAATACTATTTCAGTATATCCAAGTTTAATTTGATCCCCTAAATAACAAAAAGTCCTCATAAAATGGCTGCAATAATTACTGACCAGATTCGTATATTGAATGCTAAGAATTTTGTAACTGGAGTGCAATCCAGTACAAACTCTTATTATACTTTTATTGGTCTTCCCAATGCAACTAATTACCAATCTACTTGGAATTCTAATCCTCCTGCACCAAAGGATAACTTAGATGAGTCCGATGATTATTGGGATACAATGATTGCCATGAAGAAGATAAATTCTTCTGATATTAGCCAAGTTGTAAGGAAGAACACTTGGACTTCTGGTATTACATATGATATGTGGAGAAATGATATTGATAGGGATAACCCCTCTCAACCATCAGGTTCCTTTGACATTTATGATGCAAACTATTATGTAATTAATAAAGATTTTAGAGTTTATATCTGTCTCTTCAATAACGCAAATCCTGAAAATAATTTCACTGGTGGTCCTTCTCTTGATGAACCACTTTTTACTGATTTGGAACCAAGAGAAGCTGGTTCATCTGGTGATGGATATATTTGGAAATATCTTTACACTATAAGTCCAAGTCAGGCAATTAAATTTGATTCTACAAATTATATTCCTGTTCCAACAGATTGGGAAACAAATGCGGCAGATGCAGCTGTTAGACAAAATTCTTCAATTAGTGGTCAGCTTAAAATTGTTACAATAAGAAACAGAGGTGTTGCACTCTCGCCAGCAAATACAACATATACTAGAGTTCCAATTCTTGGTGATGGTGAAGGTGGTGAGTGTACTATTGTAATTAACAATGATTCAAAGGTTGAGTCTGTTACTATCTCAAATGGTGGTAGTGGATATACTTTTGGTACAGTTGATTTAGTTGCTGGTGGAGTTCCAGTTGGAACTACTACTCCAGTATTCAATGTTATTATTCCTCCCCCTGGTGGGCATGGTGCTGATATCTACAGAGAACTTGGTGCAACTAACGTACTATCTTACGCTAGATTTGAGAATGATACTGAAAACCCTGATTTTATCACAGGTAATGAATTTGCAAGAGTTGGCTTGATTGAGAATCCAGAAGCAAATAATTCAAATTCAATTCTTACACTAGATAAAGCAGCTGCCACTTATGCAATAAGACTCACAGGTGCTGGATACAGTTCAGCTGTATTCAACGCAGATTCATACATTACTCAAACTGTTGGTTTGGGTTCTACAGCTGTAGGAAGAGTTGTATCATATGATTCTGTAACAGGTGTTTTGAAATACTGGCAAGATAGAACTAATTCTGGTTTTAGTTCTGATGGATCTCTCAATCCCTCACCCATCTATGGGTTTAGAATGAACAGATTTACCTCCAACCCTTTTGGAGGAGGTTCTCTCACGATCACTGGAGGAAGTGTCAATCTTGGTATTGATACTAGTTTTCAAGGTGTATCTACTGTTCTAAATAATAGAACTTATTATCTTGGTCAGAGTTTCGTCAATGGATTGGCTCAACCAGAGTCTAAAAAATATTCTGGGGATATCATTTATGTTGACAATAGACCTTCAGTATTGAGGTCTTCCTCTCAGAAAGAAGATGTAAAAATTATCTTGCAATTCTAAGAAATCATGCCACAGGAAACTAATCTTAACGTTGCTCCTTATTTTGATG